GCATGAACTCCAACTCCCACGAACTACGATATATAATCGGATAGTCCCCAGTATACTTCTGCGGATACTGGGGATTAAATGCGCCTTTGTTAGTTGAGCGAGCCATTAGTTTAGGGATGATCTCTGCTTGTTTAACTCTCGTGCATTGTCCGCAGCAGCATACTTATCGTCGGCGGCTGCTCCCGCAATCGCTTCTGCTTCGGAGGCTGCTTCTGCTTTAGCACGGTTATCATCCGCTTGCGCTTGGAATATTCTGGCCTTTCGGGTATCACCACGTTCAGCAGCACTATCTGCCGCCCGTTGGTCGGATTCGGCAAGACTACTGTGTTGTGCCGCACTATCGCGTTGGCGTACCTCTTCCCTCTGTAATTCATTGCCTTCCGCTACAAGCGCATAATCATCTATGATCACTGCTCTTTCGGGTGCGGGACCGGTGCTTGATGGCGATGCGCTGGAAACACCCGCCGCCTCGCTGGTGTTGTCTAGTGCTGATTTTTCTTGCTCGGTAGCAAATTCACCAGCACGCTGTGCAGCTTTCTGATCCTTGATTGATTCATTTAGCTCTGCTTCCCGCTCATTAAGTTCTACTAGGCGTGCTTCGGGATCACGAAGTGGAACCCGACCTTCCCTGATGGCATCCTTCTCTGCTTGGATTTGGTCTAAGTCTTGCTGCTTACCAGCCAGACTGTTTGGTATAGTTGGATTCAATTCGCTTTCGAGTGCAGGTTCTACAACGGTGGTGGCGAATTCGTTTGCTTGATTTAATTCTCGCCTTCTTGCTTCCGCCAACCTAGCTGCTCTGGCATCGGCGGGGGCCATTATGCCATCTACGAGTTCTACTGGACGGTTAACAACTTCTTCTAATCCGTCACGGGCGATACCCGCCTTGCGCGGACCATCAAGTCGAACAACCTGTTCGCCGGAAATACGACCACGGTTCTGGCCGATTGTGAAGTAATATCCTTCATAGTCAAACGATGCCTGCACGCGGACGTTACCGGTGCGGTCTTCCATATCAAGATTGTCGTGAGCCCATGAGGTTATCATCGGGTTGTGATACCAATATACATTGACACCATCCGGCTCTGTGCCCATGTCGGCGATTACGATGGATTCGAAGAAATGCCTTCCGTCATTGGGCTTCAGTTTCATACCCAATGAAGGTCTACGCCCCATGGCCGAACGCATTTCGCCACCATCGGTTGCAGTCAACTTGTCAGAGAATTGGTATGATTGGTACTCACCAACTCCAGATAAATTTGAACGCCGGTCTGTCCCCGACAGTGAATCGCCGATGGTTGCTTGGTGTGTATAAAAATTCAAATGTTCCTTCCAAAGGGCTTGAACAGTGGAAGTGGAATCATCATGAAATGTCATAGTGGCTTGTGGATATTCTACCTGTGTCGGAATAATAATCCATTTGTTGTACGACCGCATCTTTTCGGTCTTGAATGTGGCCTGTGGGTGATCGATGCTCAACAGGTGCACGTATAGCCTTCTGTTATCATCGACAAGTTCGCGCAAATTGGTTACGGGATTATCAAACGCTCGCGGGCTGAATGTGAATTCAACCGACCATGTAAATTTGAATCGGGGGATGCTAAGTGCCGAGGCAGAATTGCCCGGAGCCGCCTGTAAGTTCCTTGCATCTTGAGCATAGTTTACGAACGGCCAACCGGTTTCGCCGTTTATTGTGTTCAAGTCGCGCTTATTGACTGCCATATTCGATTCTCCTCGTAAATATATTTACTCGCAGACCACAACCAAATACCGGAGAAAGCATGCGCATTGATGTACGTAACGGGAATGTTGATAAAGCATTAAAGATTCTCAAGAAGAAATTGTTCGATGAAGGTGCCATTCGTGATGCCATGGATCGTCGCTATTATGAAAAGCCATCGGACACTCGCCGCAAGAAACACAAGGAGGCTGTCAACCGCACCAAGAAGAACTTGGACAAGGAACGCGCTAAGCACGAAGCCGCACGTTTACGACGCAAATAAAAAAAGGGGCCAAAGAGCCCCTTTTTCAATTCTAACGTTCGATTAGAACGAGCCGCTAGCACTACCACCAATCGATACACCACCGATTGAAGTTGAACCAGAGACGCCGATGCTTACTGAAGCACCTGATGTGCTTACACCAGAACCACCCGCAGCACCAGAACCAGTCGAGAGTACACCCGCCTGTGAACCGATTTCTGGGGCATGAGAGAATACACCCATGCGGAAACCGTCTTGGTTGAAGCCGATAACGTTATCGTAACGGAGAGTCAGCGTGATTTCCATCGGTGCTGCTTCTTCATAGGATAGTTCGTTCAGGTTCATGTTGGTGATGTGACAACCAGCGAAGCACCATTTCTGAATGATGTTCGGGTCGGATGCAGTGCCACCAGCAGACTGGCCACCAGCAAGAACGTCCAAGTCGATTTCGAACTTGTAGTTTTCACCAGCACGGGACATCGTCTGGTCGAAGAAGTTCTGTTGCTTGGCAACCTGCTCTTGTACGCGACGCTGTACGGAGTTGGTGATGTCGTCTACGAAAACAACGTCCACTGTTCCCCATTCACCACGTGTGCCGATGTAGACAGTAGAGACGTATGAGTAAAGAGTCTGGGTTTCGAATTCAAGCGTGGGACGACCCATACGGCGAACTTGTCGAGTCAGGTCATACGGTGCTACTTCACCCGGCGTTCCGAAGTTGAAGAACAACGCACGAAAGCGGTTGGATAAAATCGGCTGAAGCTGTGCTGAACGATCACCATTCAGTCCCGGTACTCCGAAATTTGAGAGGCTATTTACGGTCACTTTTCTTTCCTTTTCAATGACTTGGTGATAATTATGACAGTTGACTTAACAATCACTAAGTGTTATATTAGTTATATCTATTTATGTTACTATGCAAGGTTATATGTATGAGACGGCTCACACATGAGGAATTTGTTACAAGAGTTAAAAAAAGACATCCAGAGTTGCGAGTAAATTCTCAGTATCGCAATACCCGTTCGCCGGTTCGGATGAGATGTACCAAGAAGGATTCTATTGGTGAGGCGCACGGAGAATTTACCGTTCGTGACACTAGTGCATTCCTGCACGGAAAAAATAATCGTAATGGCTGTAAAAAGTGTGCGAACGAAAGTAGGTCGATAGCAAAAACGCAACACAGTTATAACTACAATTATTTTGATGTTCCCAACATGGAGAACTGTTACTGGGCTGGTTTCATTGCTGCGGATGGGTGTATAACAACTAAAAATCAAATTATCAAGTTATCAAATAAGGATAAACATCATCTTCAAACCCTCGCAGAGGCGGTTTTATTCACGGGAAAATTGTATGGTTATAATCGCGAAACAAACTTTGGAAAATATACAACAACAGAATTATACTTTTCTAACGGACTCCGATGGATTACTGCGTTACAAAATAATTTCAATATTGGTACACAGAAGTCTCTTACGTATACCCACCCAAACAACCTCACCGACGAGCAATCATTGGCATTCATCAGGGGATATATTGATGGTGATGGGCATGTTTCTCGGAATCCTCGTATCAGGATAGGTGCGGCAGGGACACTAGATACGTTGATGTGGATTCAGCAGCACTTCGATAGAATATCCCCGTCATGTTCTCTTAATGGGATGACGGCCAAACCAAGGAAGATGAGAGGATGTAATGTATATTATTACGAGATTGCACACAAACGGGCCGAGAAAGCAATTAATATTTTAGCAAAACTCGATACACCAGCACTGAAAAGAAAATGGTATGTCTAAGAACTGAATGGTTATTTTGAGGTGTCAAGAATATCTGGTGGTATGACTACAGAATAATCGACCCAAATACTGTCATCACCATCCGCAAATTGTCCGACTGCGCCGAATTCTTGGAGGGTTTCAACGGTTTCGCGGTTGGTCATTTCTATATGATAAGCACCGAGCATGGCATTCACGCCATACTTCTCTTTGCTCCGGTGTACACTCACGACATCACCATCAGGGTGACGAAGTAGGTAGTAAAAATCAGGTTCGTATATTTCCATAAAGTACGTAAGGCATCGCGTTGTCGATTGGTAATTTCATAATGTCAGCTTCCTCCATACCCTTGATGTATCCTATCAGGATTTTCATTGGAATCGTGTGAGTACAGAGCCAAACATTCTTGCCCTCATTCACCAACGGTACCACATACTCGCGGAAGAACGGAATCACTCGGTCTTCGACATCACGGAACGATTCTCCCTGTGGTGGCGCTTCGAAGTAATCTCGCTGCCATAGCTTGTAATATTTAGGAGCAAACTGCTTTCTGATGTCCTGATAGGTCATCCCCTCCAGAGTACCCCCCGAGCGCTCCCTGAGTTCTTCTGAGAGCGTCCAAGACTCTCTCGGGTGCGTGTGCCCTATTGCATGCCAAGTCGTGTCCTGACAGCGCTCAAGGTCGCTCAGGAAGACGGCATCGTATTTGTATCCACCCATATCATCTTTCAACTCCATGGATTGTACTATACCATGAGGAGTTAATGGTGATTGTGTGTGCCCGACCTTTCGGTTCTCGATATTTGCAACGCATTCGGCGTGTCTGATTAGTACTAGCATTTAATGGTACGGTATGTAAAATAATTCATGTGCATTCGTTGCACGGCTTGTCCACGCCTTATTAACATGGTCGAGCATCTTGTCATTGACTTTCATCTGCTCTTCCATATTATTCAACATTAGACCCAATGTGATACGAGTCGTTTCATTCGCAATGAAACGATTTAGAAAATCCGTGTACTCCAACATTTCGCCCATTGATGGGGAGTGACCGTTGGCATCTTCTTTCCCCTCTTTCTTGGTAATGGTTACGCCTTTGAATACCCGAGCTTCGTCCTTTGTGTATCCAAGTTCGGTATCGGATGGCGCGGTGTCGAACGTGGTTTCGGCAAATACCTCAAACACGATTCTGATTCCAGATTTCTTTTTAATGGTACCTTCGATGAAACTCTTCTTACCCCATCCAACCATCGGGTATGATGCACGCGGCTTTACCTGAGACATCTTCGCAATAACGGCATCGAAATCTACGTCGTAGTCATTAACGGGTTGGTGCATTCCGGCCATAAAAGTATTCCTCCAAGTACTAGAGTATATATCTTTTCTAGACCCTATGCAATGGGATAACCGGCAAGTCTTCTGATTTCTGCGAGTTCTGCTTGGAATGCAGCTTCTCGGCGACGGGCTTCCAATGAGAGTTCCTGCTGTTTGCTGTGGTCTTTGGCTGGTTTGATTCCTGTACGAAGTGTTTGATTCAAGATAGCCGCAGTGTTGTTGACGAGTTGATCCATGGCGAGCGCCAACTGGTCTTCATCAAATTCCGCTGCCAGCTTATCTTTCTCGCCCGCATCTCCTAGTTTCATATCGGGAAAATTTCCGTATTCGCCACGGTGGTCACTACTACCATGGTGACCGTCTTCTAGTTGTATACCACTACCATGGTAGCTGCTAGACCAATGAGCCCACGCATAATAATCTTCATCTTCATACGCGTCTTCACCACCGCCCGTCATACCAGCCGCTACGATGTTCAATAATTCTTGCATACCAATAGTCATCGCCCACGGTCCGAATACGGGATTGCTCCTATCCTTTTCGCCCACATAAATATTGTGCGGCTGCACGCGGATACCTTCAGATGCATACGCCTCAAGTCGCTCGATGATTTGTTCTTTGATTTTCTCAATCTGATGATTAACGGCGCTCGAATCGATTGCTTTGTGAGCAGCATCAACCACGTAATCGTAAAACCGGTTGTTCTCTCCCTCTTGCTCCAGCTTCTTCGCTATCTTCCGTGCCATCTTGTGCTGGTCTTCGGACGGCTCGATACCTAATCCACGAGCCACACTTATCACAAGACGGATTGGTAGTTCCTCGAATACCTGTGTTAGGAACTCCTCATCGATGGATTCGTCTATATTTTCTTTGGTGATAATCAAATCATCAATGTCTTCTAGAAGGCTGAACAAACTTTTCGGAGCAGCATCGTCAAAGTAATCAACAACCTCCTCGTAGTTCTCCCATTCTCCCATAATAACATCAACCGCGTGCATTCCCTTTTCTGCATTCGCCAGATCAAATTTCACATGCCCGGGAGTATCCAGCCTTTGTTCACTCATCAGGGATTCTAATTCATTCGCCGCCTTTTCGTATTCTCCAGCTTCCCATGCCTTCTCGATGCGGTATGTTGCACCAGCTAATGCTGGTTTTTCGTCAATGAGTTGTTCCCTAAGCCCTTCCTCTTCCAAATGACCCAGACTAAAATTCTCTTCGGGCATGTAACCACCACCGATTATTCCTTCAACGATGTCGTGACGGAGCAACGGAACGATGTATTTGTGATATCTTGGTGCGGGTTTCTTATTACCACGCCCCTTCATTTCGGTTAACATTCCACTCTCGGTTAGGATGAAAGTTGCCATGCAGGAATATCTCATCTTACCATCCGTAGGGAATTCCTTACGCAGACTGAGAATAGTATCATCCGTATTCTCTCGTGGGGAGTTTCCACAATGCCCCATACAATCACCCTCGATTGGGCAATATGGTTTTAGTAAATTCCACCAAGCAACACCGTCCCCAAAGTCGATTACTATTTCAGCATCTTCGTCTAAATCAACAACACGGTCTTGGTCATCTGCCCACTCCTTGGAAGCCTCCTCAAATTGGTCGAAGAGAATATCTGGTATATCGTATTGAAAGACGTGATTCTGAATTGCCGCTACTGGCATGCCCATGTAGTGAGTCAATTTTTCTTTAAAATCTCTACCAGTGGGACCATCAACAAACAAGCGCGCAAATAAGGCGATTCTATTCTCACCAACACCAGCCTTCATAGCGAGTTGCCTAATCTTTTTATTTGCTGCGTCTTGAAAAGTGGTAGTGTCACCCATCTTCGACTCATTCTTAGCCAGATGTTGCATCAAACCAACTTGGATGTATCGGAGATACCAGACAACACGGTCTTCTCTTTCGAGGACTCTGCGAGCCCAATCTACCTCGTTTGATATTTTATCGTTGAAGTCGGTCCCTTGCATCTCGGCTGCTTGCATCACACCTTGAAACATCGGCAATAAACGCTTAGCCGATGGCGCTGCTTCATCCAATTGGGGAGGCAGTCCGGCTAGTCTAAGAATCTCGTTGATTTCTTCGTTCATGTCCATGAGGATATTTAGGCTTCACAAAAAATAAAGCCCGCATTACACGGGCTCTATAGTGGAGAGGTTAACAACTTTAGAACGGGAAGTCATCGCCCGTATTGAGAACCGTTACCGGTACGAAGATGAATTCGATAGACTTGGCAGGTTTGATAGCCACGTCTACGTACAATTCATGACGGTCGATACGGTCAGGAGTGTTGTTAGACTCATCACAGCGAGCAGCATAGTCGTACAGCGCTCGTAGTGATTTCAGACCAGACAGATAACGTTCTGTTACAACCTGTGCCGAACGTCGTGTGACAGCGTCATTCAACTCGAACAAGAATGGTTCGAGGAGTCGAGCAAGGTCATATTTCATCTTGGCAATCAGTCGCGACACGTTGATACGGTCTAGCGCGGATGCAAATCCTTGGTTAGTCTTCTGACCAAATACAGTCAGTCCACGTGAAGGCATGAACGCAATCGGGTTGATTCGATTTTCGTACAGGATGTCACGTTGTGGCTTGGTCAAAACGAGCGGTGCATAATCACCATCGTTGTTCAGATAACCAACCGAGGTGGCGTTATCAACGCGACCACGCTGGAAACCAGCCGGTGGGAACCAAGGAGCAGAAACCGAGTCACTGAATGCGATGGTACGCATTGCAATGTGCGTAGCAGGCTGGAATACGTCCTCACCGTCTACGTTAGTGGTCAAGCACCATGGGTACCAGAAACCGATGAACGAGTTGCCACCAGCAGCGAAACCACCTTCACCAGTCGCTTCGACGTTGTTGGCATTCGTGATCCATTCAGCAGCAGTTGTTTCGCGGCCTACAGGAATCCCATCAGGAATCATGAACTTGGAAACGTCACATGCGATGAAGCTGACTTCGTTGTTGTCACCGTTCAGGGCAACCATTTCGTCGTACAGTTCTGGATAACCCGGTGATGCAATCAACTGGAAGTAGTTTACTTCAGCACGGATTTCTTGGTTCGCGACGAATACAGCCTGTAGCGATTCGACAACCAAGTCACGCTGTGAGCGACGACCGAAGATGTCTCCAGTATTTGGTTGCCAGAAGTTACCAACCTGTGGAACAACCGAATAAGTGCTGCCGTCGAAGGCAACCGTTACAGCTTCAAAACCGGGGTTGTAAGTCTTAACCGTGTTACGAGTACTCGACTCACCCGTGTTACACCAGTACGTGCCGTTCAATACAGCAGATGCTACTGGGTCTTTTGGATCAAAGATAACCGAAGAACGAATGTCGATCCACTCGGAACCAACAAGACGCTTGATAAGCGGATAAGCATCAATGGCTTCTGGAGTAGAAAGGTCAACCCAGATAGCGCCCTGTGCTGGAAAGCCCGGTGGCGACGCAGAGATAACCTTCTGAGTGCTGGTCGGGTTGCTAACCGTAGTCGTTGTGACCGGTACCCACTGATTACCGAAGCCTACGTCTGTACCTTCAAGGTAAAGACCGAAGTCAGTAAGAGTATCGTCGAACCACAAAGTACCAGTCTCCGGCTCGGAAACAGGTGCTTCTGGCTGAACAAATACTGGAAGCGGAATGAATGTCAATCCGGTGCCGATGAATAGTGGACGTGCAGCAGTCGTGTTGATTGCCGAGATGTCTTCCCAAACAGTGTTCTCGTTCGGAACAGGCATGATGGAATCACGAATGATCGTCTGGATTACCCATACGCCATCGACGGCACGGAAGCGCTTGAGCTTCAGGTTTACGCCACCACCAGAAGAAACTGTCTTCCACCAGTAGTCGCCGTCAGCTACCGAACCACCAACTGGAACAGTCGGAGAAACGTGCATGTTTGTGCCAGCACCAAAATCGGTTGCGAGGTTCGCGTCAGTAGCATCCTTCCAGATTCCACCGAACTTGTAGATCATGGAACCGTCAGATGTGGAGTAGTCAAATCCCCAGTCGCCGTCAACACCGTCCGCACCCGTAGGAGCAGTTTGGTAAACTGTGAAAGCATTCGAGTCGGTGACTGCCACGAAGACACCAGCAACACGAACAAAGACACCACCAACAACGTCGTCAGCATCGATCCAGTAAGTGCCATCAGGTGGCGGCTCAACTGGCTCTTGTTCGGACGGTACGAGTTCACCCAAATCGATTGGGGCACGAAGGATGTATGCGCGGCTACCACGTCCCAAGAAGGAGTGAGCACCTAGCAATGCGTACTCGTTAGTTTCATCACCATGAACTGGCTCACCAGCGGATGTAACGAATACGGGATTACCATAGTTCAACAGCAAATCGCGCTGCGAAGTAATCAAACGAAGGGTGTCGGACTCGGTAGTACCCGGAGCCGTCGCCTGTCCGTCTGAAGAAATTTTGTTCGCCCGCGTCGCAATGACGTAAAGGGGAATTGTTTGGGGGTTCGGTTCAGAGTAAATGCTCTGGTCCGCTACCGTTACCGTTACGCCTGCGCTTGACATGCTTTTATCTCCCATGTGGGGTTTGTATTATAGTGATTATTTACTACACCCGATGATTCCCCCTGTTCAAACCTCGTATAAGAACTTTGATCATGAAGCCCATTGGGACTATATATTTACTATGGCTATAGAGGTAACAACCGAATCATTCATCAAAAGAGCCCGTGAAATACACGGAGACTTCTATGGTTATGACAAAACCGTGTACACTGCGAGTCGCAATCCCGTGATTATTACTTGCCCAATACATGGCGATTTCGTCCACAGAGCTAGTTCCCATTCACCACAGGGGAACGGCTGCAAACAGTGCGCTGACGCCAAGCGAAGAATGACCACCGAGGACTTCATCGAAAAGGCTACCGAGACGCACGGTGACCGGTACGACTATTCCATGGCGGATTACAAGAGTTCCCATGAGAAGGTTACTGTTATATGTCGGCTACATGGAGCATTTGAGCAAAAAGCATACCGACACATACAAGGAGATGGATGCCGAAAATGCAAATACCTGTATCATCCCGGCGGTTACACCTACGACTTATTCAAGGAAAACAGAGAGTTGGCTCGAAGTATGGGAATCTTTTACATTGTTGAATATGATTTCCCCGGTGAGCAGACCTTTCTCAAAGTGGGCATCACGCGCCATGACGCGTACACGAGACACAAGAGTCATTGGAATCGGGTCACCATCTTATTGGAGACGGTAATGCCATTGGAGGAAGCCTTTCACCACGAGCAGCTTTTGTTGCATCGCCCTGACATTCAGGAGTTTCGTTATACGCCGAGGAACTTAAATGCCGGTGTAACAGAATGCTTTACAACAGACGTTAAGCCATATCTGTTTTAGTGATTGGGAAGATAAACACGTTGCCATATATTGGGAACGTATCTTCGTATGGTTCTCCGATTGAGTAGCCGATTCCATTTAGGTCTGCTTCTCTGCGTTTGAACAGGCGTCCATATATGTTGGCTCTGTCGGGTACACATCCGAAGAGCAACGTTGGTGGTTGGTCTGTCTTAAGAAACTCCCCGATGATTTCCATGACGGTTCCGAAGACAGCCCGTTCGTTTCCTGTACCGGTATCATTCTCGCGCCAGTCGCCATCGACATTAGCGATGAAACCGAACAGCATTGCGCCATCACCCATTGGGGTAAATCCTGCGATGTATTGAACGTCGCCGATTTCAAACGTTGCGCCCTTAGTCACCATCGTGGAGAATGGATTTTCCTCATCGGACATCCAGTGCCAATCTACGGTTCTGTCGAATAGTTCTAGCAGAATGCTCATTAGCCGAAAGTCTCAAATCGTAGTACGTCTTCTTCATCTGCACGGATGACACATTTGTCCAGTTGTTCCAAACTGTCGAACTGAACGGTATCGGCCATAAGGGTTTCGCCATCGTAGTTGTCCATGTCCAAAATAGGAACGTGGATTTCGTGGATGTTTTTCGTCTCCAGAACCTTGACTGGTGAGGAGAGCCACATTATTGTTTTGAATGACATCGAGTGAACGGTAAAAGGGTCAGAGTTGGTACCATCTGCCTGCACACTTTCGATTCGAATCTCGCCATCAAAGTTCAGGGTAGACAGGAAGGCCCAGTCGGCGATGCCGTTGGACAGCGCGATGTCTAGCTCGGGGTTGAATACTGCGCCGATTTGTTCTACGAGTTGGAATGCCTGATCTTTGTTCGAAGTCCAGATAGCCAATTCGAGTGACACTTCATACGGTACGGGCATGTAGCGTTCGACGGTTGTGTGCTTGCCCGGTTGGCCAACAATGAGCTTTCCATCGGGATCACGGGCTCGTTCGACGAATTGTAGTTTTTCGATGTGTTGGGGTTGCTGACGCCACTCGGCCTTCTGGTTATATCCGGTATCGATGAGGGACATGATAGGGAGATATGCAACGGTGTTCTCGGAGCCACCTTGTAGGATGTAGCCAACAGCGCGGTCCATGCCGCCGTAGATCACGGGCACGTCCATGAAGTGATGCTTGCCGTCACGTTGGGTACCAGTACGGACTTGATAACCGGCAAAGACGGCTAGCACTTGAACAATCAGGCGTTTGAATTGGGCATCGTAGAAATACGGCTTCCTTTTCAGTCCTGTTAATGAGTTCGTATCAGATTTCATTGTTGTTTTATCCTAATCAATGATGGGTCCATAACCATGCGAACCGTTGCAGGTGGACCACCACCCATATATGTATCTTTAATGCGCGTTACATCAATGATGTCGAATCCTAATTCATCCACAATTGCTGCGAGTGAGTGAGTCGATATTTTACCACCGTCGCCGCGAATCTGGTGAGTAAACTGCGCGATTGTATGGTCGATTGTCGCGTCATCGATTCCGGCCTTACGTAGTCCGTCACGCACTGAGTCGATGGTAATACCCCGAAAATTCTGACCAGCGCCATTGATGGTTAGTGTTTTACCCGGTGCTACTCCCACGGCGGCGACGCCGGGTACTGCCGCTTGATAATCGAATGCTCTACGGTCGTCCGCGTAGGTGTTGGCGACCTCATGTTTGTTGCTCAGGAATACAGGAGACCGCACTTTCTTATGTGCTCGCAGGGCTCCTGCTGCATCCAATACATTCATGTATTCATCGCCACCCCATTCAACTTGATCGAGTTTTTGTTGAAGCTGTGCCCATTTTTCGGGGTCGGTCAGATAGTCTATACTATATGATCGGCTTTCGAATTCATCTCCGAGCTTTTGTATTTCTGGCGAGCCGTGATACCATGTTTCGGTATCTTCCCATAATTTAATATTTGGGCCACGACCAGTTAATGGTGTCAGGCAGAAACCGGTATCGGCATCTTCCCCCATCGTTACCTTTGATACTTCTTCATAGTATCGCTCTTCGTCATCACAGAGGTCTTTAAGCCAGCGTAGATGCGCGATAGCGTTGTCGAATTTCCATTTCCCCAGTTCGACTGCTGCCTCGCGTGCGTGCATCTGTGGTTCATTGAACACCGGAATTTTGCTATGTTCCTGAGCATATAGCATTGAACGCTTTCTTGCTTCGCCCATGAATTCTTCAATGGTGTCAAATGGCATGCGCCCCTGTTCCTTGAGGAATCTGAAATTACTTTCGAAGTTTTCCTGCATCTCCTTTTCAAATCCGTAACCGGATTCTAAAGATCGAAGTGTCTTTGTCACTTTGTCCCCGACGAGGTCTAGCTGCCCCCTGCCATGGTCAAACCTTTCAGCCATTCGGTGGGTTATGTCCCCGACGTGTTCGGCCACATGAGGGAAAACACCACCGCCCATGAGTGATTGTATATTGAGCATCGCCTGTTCTGGCGGTCCACGTTGGGTATCCGCCGTCTGATGGAATAGTTTGGCTGTTTCAGATTGTTCGTATACTTCATAGAACATTAAGTGTTGCAGCTTCATCAGTTTTTCTGCTCGCCGTCATTGTCATTGACTTCGTAGGCTTCCTTGTTCTCGGGCTTTTCCTCATAGGAGAGATCGGAACGGTCGTGACGGCTGGTGAATACATCGTGTATACTCTTCAGTTCCCATGGACGCTCCCTGTCATCTTCACTGCGGTCGGACATGAACTCGCGTAGCTGGACGACCCAGTTGTATGGTTGCCATTCACGCTTGGTGTCTTTCTCCATCAGCTTCCAACGTTGATTATCGGTGAAACGATAAAGTCTGTTGGGGACAAAGTCAACACGGAGGAACCACTCACCGATTGCTGGATTGGTTGGGAAGTCTGCACCCTGCGAAACCGGCTCACCATTATCGGGCACACCATCACCAGTCCATCGGTACGGGTGACGGCTTGGGTCATCGGGGCAGAAGTATAGTAGTGTGGTATCGAACCATGTGGTGTTGACGTATTCCCGAGCCTTTTCTTGGTTGGCTTGGGTGATCGACATCATGGCATCGACATTCGACATCTGCTCGGCAAGATTCTTTCCGTACTCGTCCATGCGATGGAAGAGGTCGAGGAATTCTTGCTGGTGACGCATTGGGCGCAACACAAGCGCGGATACGTGGCGTGCGTAGGATACGTCGATGCCGGTCGGCGACCAAACGATGGAGCTTACTTCGTACCACTTGTTGGCGACACGTCCGCCAATGCCCACTTCACGCAGGTG